CATTACAGGCAAGTTTTACCGCCTTTGGTGATCTGGTAGTCGCCTCTATGGATTTGATCGGAAGTGAAACCACCAAATCCGCCAACCTACAAAAGATCGCAACCCTCGCCAAAATCGCATTTGATACAGCCGCCGCTATCTCGTCTCTTGTTGCATCTTCGAGTGCCAACCCTGCCAACTCCGTCACATTCGGAGCGGCGGGCGTAGCGCAGTATGTGTCGGGATTTGCACGCATTATAGCCAACATGGCACAGGCACGCAAAATACTTACATCTGCCCCTCCAGTACAACAAAAAATGGATGGTAGGTATTTGGTCACTGGGCAACAAGATAACCGGAAATACAACGCGACAGGCATCAATGCCCCATCAACGGGCCTACTCCCCAACTACCCTGTACTATTCAACAGCAATGCCACCAACAAACCAGTACTGGCAAGCGAGCGCGGCGCGGAGTACTTTGTATCATCCTCTAGCCTACGCGATCCCTACATTGCCAATCTCGTAAAAATGATCGACGTGGCCACCACAGGCGGTAGAGTAAGCCAATTCGCAGAAGGGGGACTAAATGGATCAATGCCCCCCGCACCTTCAGGTGGTGCTGATATATCGGTACTAATCGCGCTCAATACCACATTGCAGCAGTTAAAAAATGTAATGGCATCGGGGATATTTGCGGTACTGAGCGACAGTACTATTATAGAAAGCCAAAAGCGGTACAATAAAATAAATGGGAATACTGGGAATTTTTATTCAAATAATCCTTAGTAGTAAAAAAAGATCACTTTCAAAGGCGACAACCACCCGGTTGCCGCCTTTTTTATTTCATTGACAATCAACTACTTATAATCTTTCAATAAAAAATGAAAAATATTTAACACTTTTTTGTAAAAATAATCTTGATTTTTGTGTACACATTAATCAAGTTGACGTACCTTTGTATCACAATAACGCGGTAGCAATGTTGCTGACGCGAAAAGATCAAAATTATGTCACAGTTAAATTTCTCTCCAAAAGTATTCAGTGTAACAACAACATCAGGCGCAAATCCATCAACATGGGATTTACTAACACTAGATGGCAGTGCTCCAAACGAAACAATTTATTTCCTAGCAAAAGGAGATAGCCCTTCATTTAATCAGCAAGATGAAATCGCTACTGCTATTGAAAACGAAGACTGGGTAGAAGGTTCTATAACCGACGAAGATGTAATCATCAATTACGATATTGATGTTACAGTTTTTGATGCGAGCGGTGCGGCTTATGGCTCAATTGTAGAACGTTTAAATGAACTACAATCTAATTACTAATTTCAATCCTTAATCGAACCACGGACGAAAGTCCCCCGCCTAACCAGCGGGAGGGAATTGGCAATGTTGCCAAAATAAATATACAATACACATGGAAAATTTATTTCAAAAATCAGCAGAAGCAATTGAAAACTTCTTAGCAGAATTCACAGTAGTTGGGAATGAAACATTTGGCTATAAAAGCAACGGAGATGTTGACATTTTTAATTCTGGCCAAAACACATTTAAAGGGTTAGTGGCAAGCACTAGAATTGTTGATATTTGCGATTTTGACGATGATCTTGGATATGTATTAAATAGACAATTACTTGCTGATTTTATCAATATGAATACTAAAACACAAATAGAATACTAACATGAAAAAAAACACACACGGCGGCCATCGCCCAAACGCTGGCCGCCCAAACAGCCCAAACCCCAAAAATGCGTTTATCCATCTCCGCATTGAGACGGAAACCGCCGAAATGCTGGAAGACCAAAATAAGTCTTTTATTCTCAATACTGGCATGGAAATCATGCTACCCTATTTAGGCAAATGGGACGGCAAAAAATGGCAGCAATGGGAAAAACACGGGACTGATATGTGTCTAATCGTGTACAACGCCCAATCTTTAGCGATTCAAATGCTGGAGCATCGCCGCGATGCAAACGGTATGGAAGCAGACGAGGCTTGGACGGAGGAAGAAAAATCCCTGCACGATTTATTATCAAAGCAGTGGGACGAACTCCGCGCCCACAAAACTTTTTGGGAACCCAAACTACCTGAATAAACACATACAATAAATCACATTTTAAAATAAAAAATCATGAATTTTACAGCCGAAAATTTTACATTAAAAGTAACGGACAAACAAACATTCCAACTTAAAATTAAAGATGAATTTAAAAGACGGAATATACCGTCTGAATTTGGAATAAATAGAAATATGCCTTATGTTATTTATAACGACGGAACTATGTGCCAAGGCATGGGGGTAACTCATTCATCTGTAAAAGAATGGGGCGCAACTTTATTATCAGTAGATCACTTTGATTTTAGGCCAGACACAATACGTTTTTCTGATAATACAGAAATAAAATTACCCGGAATATTCAAATATCCAAGGTAAAAAAACGCCCCGGACGATCAGCAACCGTCCGGGGCGTTTTCATTCAGCCACCACCGAAAGAAAACTATTAATCCTATCGACCCCCTCCGTAATCTGCTTGGTATCTATGTGTGTATAGATCATCGTCGTTTTAATATCCGAGTGACCCATGATCTTTTGCAACACTTCCACCTGTCCACCCGCCGCAATAAACAGATACCCGTAACTATGCCGCCCCAAGTGTGTAGTAAGTTTCTTAGAAATCCCCGCAAAAGCGGCAATATCCTTTAACCATCGGTTCATTGTTTGCTCTGCGTACACAGAAAACAGTTTATCCGTTACACTTTCGGAATCATTCAGCATACTTTTTGCCATGTCCGATAATGGGCATTTTACCAGTTTACCATGCTTTTGGGTCTTAATCGGGCAAAAAACAAGCATATTGTTAATCACATTCTCTTTAGTCATAGCCGCCAAATCGCTATACCTCAGCGAAGTGCCGATCTGGAATAGGAAGTGTCGTAACGCCCTTTGCAAGTGTGCGGGTAATTCTTTTTTATTGTACAACTCCCGTAAACCTTGCACCTCTTTAGCATTAAGGAACTCGCGCTCTTTTTGCTGGATCACCACCTTAAATTCTGTGTAAGGGTTCGGTACTTTTTTGCCTTTTTTGTTTGCAAGTAAGATATATTTACGCAGGAACGAATGGTTTTTGGCAATGTAAGCACTTTCAAACTTCTTTTTTTTCAAGTAGGAATCGAACTTTTTAACAAGATCAAGGCAAATATCAGCATAGGGAATCTTGGTAAAACACGCACGCAGGTGGTTATAAGTGCTATTCCACGCCTTTATTGTCCCGGGTGCTTGGCTATCCTTCGCCGCGTCCATCTCGTTTTGCATAAATGTAAGGAAATCACCGCTGGCCGCTTTACGGCTAAACGCCTCCTCAAATTTCTTTACGGTCAAAATGGTATCGGTATTCAGGTGGTCGAAGAAAATCTCATCAACCTTTCTCCGTATTTTCAGCAGATAGGTATTTACCTGTTTAGCGTGATCGAGGTCACCCTTGCTCCGCATCTGCATTTTTACTTCGTCAAAATTGTTGGGGTGTACACTCATACCGACCGACATCCTTAGCCGGTCGCCGTTGATCGTGCAAACTAATACAAGTTTGCACGATCCGTCTTTAGCAGGTTGGTCACGGCGAAGCGTAAACCGATAGTTCAATTTTTGCATAGTGACAATTTAGTGTCAAAATAGTGTCAAAAATATTCCTGCTGTTGATTGATTTTCAATGGTTTAGAGTAGGTTCATTTTCGTCCCGTGGAGCTGGCGATACCAGAACCCCACACAACAACCCCCTAACAATCAACAACTTACACCACCCAAAAAAAAGGTAGTGACAAAATAGTGTCAAAAAAAACAAATCCTACTTACCTACCAACCCTTCCAACTCCCTAACCCTCCGCTCCAACTCTTCCACCCGATACACCAGCCGCAGCACCAGCGTATGCAATTCCCCCGCGCTCAATTCCTTTATCACCTCCGCACTCATTACTGGTTCTTCCACCCGTTCATATTCCGCATCCGCTAGCAAATTATAACTTTTGATATTTTTATCGGGAAGAAACATTTCGCCCTCCCCTTTCAAAAGGTACATTTTATTAGTTTTGTTATAATGCTCAACCAGCCGCAATACCCATTTTTCTGGCAATCCGATCTTTCCCTTAATGCACCGAGATATACCCGACTGCTTTGTTCCTACTATTTCAGCGGCTTGAGTTTGATTTAGTCCAAGTTTTTTAATAAAAAGCAAAAATCTTTCACCTTGCTCTTTCCATTCAGCATTTTGAAAATCAGACATTTATAATTTAAGTTATAAAAAATACATAAAAAGTTATAAAAATACTTGAAAAAGCTTGTGCGGTTTATACATAAAGTTATACCTTTGCACAAGAAATATACAAAAGCACAAAAGTAGTTAAAAATGGATTACAAAGAAATATACGCAATATTAAGACGCAAATACGGTAGCATACAATTTATCGCTGACACAGTAGGTGTTTGTAGAAATACAGTAACTAACGTTTTGCTTGAGAAAACCAAAAACGGGGCTGACGCTGATGAAATTAAAAAAATTGCAGAGGAAAGGGCGGTATTGCTTTTAATCGAAGAGAGAGAACGGATTCAGAAGATATTGGACGAGAGACAAAAATTAAATGAAGCAGCGGCAATTCTTGCCACTAACTAAGCCACTTTTCATGAGGTTATATACGGGAAACCGCCGCCCGAAACAAACGAGTTTTGGGCGGATCTCTTTCCCTAAAGTAATCTCCAAAATATAAAAACATGATCTTATCATATTCAGGAGTTACGATTGATTGTTCTGTTGCACCTATTGAAGGATGTTTAACGGCCTTATATAACGCATCTAGGGCAAACACACCTTCATTGGCTTGGGATTTTGCGCAGGAAGCAATTACAGCGATTGCATACCACGGAGTTGATTTTGCAACAGAACTAGGCGAAATCCTTAATAAGGATGATAATGGATTACCGAATAGCGAGGCTGGAATCATTTATGTGACAAATATGGTCAACCAAAAATCAAAATGGCAAAAGTAAAACTCACAATCCGCTTCACCTACTCCAAAACAATTTGGGAGGATGAACCGGAAATCCAAAACGCGCTCTATGCTCTAGGAATGAAAAGCCCTATTACATCAGCTATCAAACACGAACTGATAGAGATTGTGGGGCAATCGAAGGTGATACATAACATGGAACTAACAAAGGAGGCGATTAAGGAACTAATAACAGAGAAATACTACAATGTCCAAAATGTAAACATCACACACCAACTGCTTTAAAAAGCGAAGAGCCAGCCCCGCCAAGAGCCAGCCCTTCTATGACTGATAATCAATGGCACAAAAGTAAGACAAATATTTTAAACTATGACTGATAATATTTCACAGCCCGCCGCCGCCAATAAAATGACGCTTGGCCAATTGATTGAAGAACTAGGTGTAAAGCCTGGTACCGTCCGGATGGCATTCCCATCAATGGGTTTATCTAACTTCGATAGAAGTCGCGCAGTAACGCCCAACGAAGTAGCAGTTATCACAGAGCGCTATGGGGACAAAAAGAAAGTATCTACCACCGCAAAGAACAAACCAAAGGCAACGCCAGCGGTAACAATCACAATGCCAGTAGAACAACCCGCCGTTATTAAGCCACAATTTAAAATAGACGTAACACTGCCCGATATGATTATTTGGGGCGAAATCGGTTTAGGCTGGTACTCGCTTTTCAATCTTGCCGGCATTAGCGGATTAGGATTTGGAGCAGTGGCCACCATCTTTTACGAGTTTTCTCGGCAGGTCATACGCCGCACATACAAGGAAGTACCACAGCCTTGGACAGTGGCCAGCGACATCGCGCAAAAACACAATGACCAATTGCTCGAACTAAAGAAGATTTGTTTCGGTATTAGTATGGCAATTGCCCTTGTATTTTGCTTTAGCAATTGGCAATCATTTTACAACAGCATTGCGTACGCAACCGATTTAGAGAAAACCATTTTGTTCGGTGCTGCATTTTCCATTGCTCACCTAATGGCCACCGTGTTCGCAGTGCTTTTGTCTGCCATAGCATACCTCTGTTTGCGCGCAATATCAATCTACAAACAAATCACAGAATGAGCCTTTCCGAACGATTACTCGAAACCAAAGGCGAATGGGTAGCACCCGGCGTAATGGAATGGGGTAATTGGTCAGCAGAAAGGGAAGTACTACTCGATGAAATAGACATCCAGTACCTCCGCGACGCTCACCACCCATACCAGTACAAAGAAGATAGAGCCGTAACCGTGAAAAAATACATCACAAAAGGGCTACCACTATCCCAATTAGTCCGAGAAATGAATGGGCGTACAGGCTACTCCGAACGCTCTATCCAAAAGGACGCAACTGCCCTGAGAGGGGCTTTAGATAACAAAAAGTTCAATAACACTGCAAGTTTTACTTGCGTATCTGATAATCAATAAGTTATGTCATACACACCGCCAGCAACAGCACTGCAAGTAAGGTGCAACTTGCAGTACCCTGCACCCGCCAATATGGGCGAAATCGTGGCCAGCGATGGCCAATACTACACCGTGAGCAACGATGGGAAAGTATATGTACTCGATGGAGAGGAGTTTCTACCCCTCGATCATAACCCATTCCCAATGACAACCATCTACATCAGGTACCTATACCTATTACCTAAGTACATGGCAATAGCTACAGCAGTAGCAGCCGCTATCTTACTAGTGTATTTCGGTTGTATGTTCGATTCCCCAGTTATTCAGGAATCCTTTTTAGATGTAATCGCACAGTACGGACACATGACTTCTATGACCATAATACTACTGGTATGCTTAACATTCGTAGGTTTATCAATCAACATTTTTGCGCGAGCATTGAGCGTGCAACACACGAGCAAAAACACCGCGCAACAATACGAGCAAGACACACAAGATTCAATTTGCTTAGTGCGCAATCGAATAGAGCGCGACGCAACGATCGAAGAACGACTGCGCTTTGCGCTTGCTCAACTTGCCGACGAGCAAAGCAACGTCCGCGCAGTTATCGTCATTAGGTACGCCGATCCCGTTGCGTACGTTTACACCAGCGAGGGCAACGATCCGCGCATGGATCGCAATGCGCCAAAGTGGATCAGCCTCCCCGACTACAAAGACACATTGTTCGTTGCCGAAACATTCGAGCAGTACGAACAATATTGCAAAGAGTTCACGATCCGCATTAAGGAGTACCTAATAACAAAGGCTCACCGTGCCGCATCTAACACACAGGATGCAATGGCCAATCATTTCAACCTATTAAAACACACTTGGATCATTGCCTTACTATTGATCGCTGGCACATTGTCTGCTCAAAAAAGCAAGCAGGTAGAAACATACCTGGGCAATGCTAGATACGAAATAGAAAAGCCAGTGGGCAAGGTTCAATTTGTTTTCTCTAAAGGCGTAATACAGCGCATTGGAGACGGTAAATTTACTTACAAAGAATTATTACCACAGTCGTCTTATTTTAAGGACGATAGCAATGCTGGTGAGTTAATTTCGATCACCGTTAATGGTAGCCGTATTTTTCCAGTGGGTAAAGAACCTGTAACAAAAGAAATAATTTCAGTATCCACACCCGCGCAATCTACCGATCCAGTACGCCCCCGCCCTTTATTCCCCGAAACAGGCGGTATTCGCCCTGCGCCATCAGCGTTCGGAATGATACCCGATTCGGCAGCATTCGCCGCAAATATCGAAGGGTTAAAGGCAGACTACACCGCTAGTAGTAGCAAGATAAAGGCAATGTTTGGAACTTTTTGGAATGCTGTTATGTGGATTTTTTGGTCATTAAGTACGTTTGTATTAGGCGCTTTAGGTTTCTTTCGGTATATCGCAAAATCAGCCGCAAATGAAAGTCTCGTAACCGTTAAGGGGAAAACAATAGCAGGAAAGTGGATCGTAGATGCACAGCAAAACGCCGCTGGTCTTACTTTAATCTGCGCATGGTTTATTATAGGGTTTACTCTAATAGATATTTTTATAGCAATCGTACACTTTGAACTATCGCTATGGTTTACCGCTGCCTTATGGTTTGGCGTACTTGCCTTTGCGGATAAAATAACAGATTGGTTAGTACCAAATTTGAAGGTCGTAAAGACCAAATACGGTGAATAAATAAATTTGTGAAATAAAGTTTGAAACACTAATCGGTAAACACCGGCAACAACCGTAGCAACTACGTGAGCCGTTTTTAATCTCCCCCCTAGTCGATTACACACACAATTTTAACTAACCTGCGCTACACTCCCTCCAGTAGCGCAAAAAACTTTTATTTTTTATGACACAGTTTGAAGAAATCTGCTTGGACTATACCGAGCAACTAAAAAAATATGAAATTTGGGAACTCAGCATTGAGTTAAAAGCCCTTGCAGAAAGTAGGCTTAGGGCATTAGAGAACTTTGCGGAGTTTGAATTACCAGAATATAAATTAGACCTACAGTTTCAGAATCAATATATTTTCATCTGCGCCGCTGAAATTATGCGCCGCCAAATACCATAGCCATGACAGAGCAGCAAAAAAAAGAAATACTGGATTACATCGAAGATTTACGTAAGGCGACAAATCGCTTAGAAAGGCACGTAAAAGGCATATATTTAAGTAATGATGATAAGGATATACAGAACCAGTATGTAACCTACTATAAAAATAACTTGAAAGTACACGCGGCGATCATTGAGTACTTGGAAGCACAAAAGTTCTAACCCGCCCTTGTCCTTTCATCCACCGCGCCACAAACAGACATTTGCCACCGCTCTCTATAATCCACTTCCACTATGCAACAAGCAACACACAGCGACCCACAAGTCGCCACTAACACCGCCCCCGTAACATCGTATTTCCAGCAACGAATGCAGGAAATAGGAGTTACGGAGAATAATGCACTCATCACCGTACACAACCCAGAAGCGGAGTTTCCGCAACCGGAATCGTACACCACCCCAATTTTCACAGAGGATAAATCTACGGGGGACATAGAAATACTCTATTACACAATAGAGGGTGATCTTATATCCTATTTGCACCAAGGCGATGGTAAAACATCGTACCTCAATGCCAAGACACGGCTATACAAAACCCGAAGGCTCAAAGAGCCAAAGGGCGACATGAAGTATCAAATGCCAGCGGGACAACCTACTTTACCGTGGTTCCCACCAGCATTAGTAGAGAAATACCAGAAAGGGGAGCAAGTCCCGACACTCATCTTAACAGAGGGAGTTTTTAAGGCAATGTGTGGAAGCATTGCCGGGTTAGATGTTGTCGGGCTTGCCTCTATTTCGACATACAAGCAAAAAGACGGGAAACTGTACAGCGACATCACAAAGTTGATCGAAAAGTGCAATGTTCAGACTGTAATCATTATGTGGGATGCCGACTGTCTCAACATATCGGCCAAAGACTTACAGATCACCGAAGAAATAACCCGCCGCCCAGCAGGATTTTTCAACTCCGCAAAGAAGATCGCTGAATTAGTCACTACAATAGAATACACCCAAACCCGCGAGAAACCGCAGGTATATTTCTCCCACGTTCGGTTCGATGGATTAGATACCCGCCCCAAAGGATTAGACGACCTAATCGTACAAGGCCGTGACCAGGGCAAAGTACCTGCCATCGTTCAGCAGGCACAGCGGCCCCACGAAAACCAATACTATTTTAAGTCGATCAACATTACGAGCAGCACCGCCAGTCTGGTAAAATACTTTAGGCTACACGATCACGAAGCATTCTTCGATGCACACCGCGATCAAATAGGTGCCAGGGAGTTCCTGTACAAAGGATCGACGTATAGGTGGAGCGAATCGGAGGATAAACTCATTATGCAAGCCCCGGAATGGGCAAAGCGGGTGATCTGGGTAGGTGATGAGTTTTTCCTCGACGACAATGTACCAGGCGCATACGGCACTATCCGCAAACTAATCGCATATCAGCAAGGCCAATTCGTAAAGATGTACGGCAAAGAGTTCTGGGGCTTTTTGCAGCACCATCGGGCATTCGTGAACATACCCGATCACTTCAATTACAAGCGTATTTTAGAGATGCCAGACGGCGCAAGATATTATAACCGATATTTTCCGCTTCCACACGTACCACAGAAAGGCACATTCCCAACCATAACCAAATTGTTTAAACACATTTTTGGAGAAAGCACAGTAAAGCACAACGACGGTAGAGAATACACACAATACGAAATGGGATTAGACTACGTACAGCAATTGCTAGTTAACCCGACCCAAATGTTACCAGTACTTTGCCTCTATTCCCCCGAAAACAACACAGGGAAGAGTACACTAGGGAAGTTGCTAATGGCCATGTTCGGCGACAATGCCGTGCCAATATCAAATAACGATTTGCAATCAGATTTTAACGAAATGTTTGTAGATAAGTTACTGGCCATCTGTGACGAAACATTACTGGAAAGGAAGCGCGATGCGGAACGGCTCAAAGCCATGTCCACTGCCGAAAAAATCATGGTGAACCCAAAGGGCAGCAAGCAGTATTCAATAGACTATTTCTGTAAGTTTATTTTTACAAGTAACAACCTGCGGATGATCTATGTAAGTAAGCACGACCAACGCTACTGGATAATCAGGGTACCGCAACTACAAGAAGGAAACGACGACCCAAACATGCTCACCAAAATGAAAGCCGAAATACCCGCTTTCATTGATTTTTTGAAGAACAGGGAAATGCATTGCCCAAAAGAAGGGCGTATGTACTTCCATCACAGCCTACTACGCACAAAGATATTCGAGCAGATGGTCAAAGTAAATGAGCCATCCGAAGCCACCAACATGCGCGAATCACTAAAGGAGTGGTTCATACAAGACAACGATATACAGGAGTTGCAAATGACGATGAAGGAAATAAAAGAGGAGTTCTTTAATCCACGCAGCAGCACAGCATGGATAAGCGAACTACTCCGAGACTACATTGGAGTTGATCTGCTAAGAGATTTAACCGGAGAAGCCATTTACAAGCGAGGGACATACCCCAAATATGAAACACAATTTAGTCAGGACACCAAGGAGCAAGAGATAGTACTAGTAAGAAAGCCATTCCGAGGCCGACCGTATGTATTCAGAAGGGATCAATTTGTAAAAGCAGGCGACGTGAAATATGCAGAGCCAGGAGAGCAGACAGAACTGGAATTTCAATCAGCAGCACAACACCCGAAAGTAATAGAAGGGGCTATGCAAGAAGCGGAAAAACCGGACGAAGATACCCCATTTTAATCGAAAAACTAAGCGGCCAAAAGAGGCCGCTTTTTTAGGCTTTTAAAAAGGCTTTTTCTCAGAAACCCAAAAACATGTTGACAATGTTGACATGTTGACAAATGCCCTATAACTATTTGATTTTCAATTAATTAATTTTGTCAACATCGTGTCAACATCGTGTCAACATCAAAAACCCTGTCAACATCTGTCAACATCACCATGTTGACAAATATTGCCACCTTGCAAGCAATTGATTTACAACAAGTTACAAAGGTTTTTTTACCTCTTTTTTTTCTCAAAAAATAAAAAGTAAGTCGGTAAAAAACGGCCTTTTTGAAAATCAGATTTTTTCAACGTCAAATAACATAAATATCTATATGGACGAATTACAAGCCATCCAAACCATACTCCAAGCCAAACCAAACCCTAAAAACTACATTACCCGGGGTAGGGGATACGTCGACTGGAAGTTTTCAGAACTAGCCATCTATCAAGGCTACCAAGCCGCTACGGAATACGTAAAGTCAATGCGTAGTTGGTACAATTTTAACACTCATTACTCAGATTGCTTACTGGAAACGAGTTATTGCGCATTCCAGCAAGCACTAAATCAAACAACATGATAATAATAGGCTCTTTTCTAATCATCCTCGGAGGCTTCGGCTATCTATTTGCCGCACTGCTCCACGCCGCAAAGGATGAACCGCTCCAAGGAAGCGGATACACTACACAGGAAGAAACATGCCCCGGCTGCATGGGGCCATGTGGTAACTGTCACAAAATACTTTAGCCTTATGCCAATAGATAGATCAAAATACCCGCCCGACTGGGATAAAATCAGCCTCCAAGTCCGCACAGAAGCCGGATGGAAGTGCGAAAAATGCGGCATAGCCAATAAGACGATCATAATGAGAAAAGAAAAGGGCGGCTGGGTAGAAATCCTAATCGTAAAAAACGCCGAAGGATTTAACGAATCCACCGACGAAATGAAGCCCGGTAAATTAAAACGCTTAGGACTAACTAAAATAGTCCTAACCACCGCACACTTAGACGGAGACACACGGAACAACGAAAGAAGTAACCTTGCCGCACTATGCCAGAAGTGCCACCTAAATCACGATGTAAAGCAGCATGCAGCAAGTAGAATGTACGGACGGAATCACAGAGAAAATCATCAAATTAAACTAGAACTTTAAAAAAATGGAACATTTTATTGACAGATACGGAGAAAGTTGGACATTTAAGCGTCATCTAAAGGATTTCCACTTGCAGGAAAACGTAGTCAAACTATCCGAACTAAAAAAAGGGGAGTGCTTCTCCACGCCGTTTAAATCTAACGCATCATTCAAATTATCCGACGGCAATTTATATTTTAATTTGCACGGTTACAAAGACCACCCGCACACAATTGAGCATGAAGACCCCGACGCATTGGTTACAAAAAGAAACTATCTGGCTTGGGATTTTCAAAAGAATACTTTTACTCGATTATCTAATTAATTCACTAACCCGGGCGGCCAACACCGCCCACATTCAAAAAAAATATGGAAAAGCAAACAGCAAAAGAACTAAAGCAGTTAATTTCCGATGAAATGGATTTCCGAAGGGATTTCCGAGCAAAACGCAAAGAGTTGGAAGATATGGTTGATCCTATTACAAAACACGTAAGGCTATGCTGCGAATGGTGGGACAAAAATCTACCAACCGCATTAGAAATAGTCGTTGTTATGGACGATGGAACGGCGTTAAAACTAACAAAACCCAAAAAAGAACCTTGCAGTGTTGAAAGTTATTTGCCGTTTGGCGTTGATTTTGAAGAATGCACAGTTATTGAATTTGTAAAATAGTAAATCATATTAATAATCACTCCACCGGGCGGCCAACACCGCCCACAATCAATAAAAAAACATGGACAAAGTAAACGACATCGTTACTGATTCGCAGGTAGAACTTGCGTGGGGTAATGCTAATTTTGGGGATGTTTCGCCCCGTGATGTAATAGCAAATACACTTTTGAAATGCGCGGTAGGGTATGCGACAGGCCGCACCGCAAGAGTAATTTGTGAAGAACTTGGCCTCGTAACTGGCGACTGGCAACTGAGCCAGCGCGGTAAAGCATATCTTTTTGCAGCATATTCAAGGGGTTTATCTGTTTAATTAACTCACCCGGGCGGCCAACACCGCCCACAAACAAAAAAAAAACATGTACGTATATATTCAATCAGAACCAACACTTTACACAGTAGGATTTGAAGATGCAAACGGCAAATGGTTTGCCGAAAGCGATCACGATAATTCGGAGGATGCCGCCAAAAGAGTGGCTTTTTTGAATGGCTACTTACCCCCTATACAGATAGAAGAGGATAAAAAAACATGGCAAATTGAATCTACCGATAGGTACTATTTTTTGTCCGGCAGGAATTCAAAACAATACCAAGAAGTGACATTTTGGTATAATCCTTTCAGCTTTGAACGAAAAGAAACTACGAGAATAGAATACTGCTCGGATGGGCAAGAATACAAACTCCCAGAATGGTGTAAATCTTGCATATATCGGAAGTCTTTAAACTACGAATAATCACTAACCCGGGCGGCCAACACCGCCCACATCTAACAAAAAACATGTGGTATCTACTAGATTCAGAAAAAAACACAATAGTTTATGGCTCTTACTTAGAGTGCTTCGCAGAAAGAGACAAAGGAGTCTTAATCGTACATGAAGATGAACTTTGGTCTGCTCTATATTAAACTCTCACACTAACCCGTGCGGCCAACACCGCCCACATCCAATAAAAAAATGGCAAGAAAACTTATAGAAATGCACCAACAATACTTAATCGTTTGCGATAATCCAGCATGCGACCATAAAATAGAAAACCCAACGGGAGATCCTAATGAGGATATTAGTATGTTCGTAAATTCTCCATGCCCTCTTTGCGGAAAAAACTTACTTACAGAAAAAGACTATAAGGATTCCTTAAAAGTACTAAGGGTTATTAACTGGTTAAACAAATGGTTTAGTTGGGTTATGTACTTAGTTCCTAAGTCACACAAAATGGCTAAATCGTACTTGCAATTTAACAAAAAAGATCAATAACAACATAAAAAATGGTTATTTTTTGGATTAAGCCGACCAAAAATTCTGCGAAAAAGGTATTTACATTGCCTTTCCCCGTCCATCTTAATGACGATGTAGATGATGACGATTTATTAACCAAAGACTCCAGCGTCCTATCCACAGTAGGAAAGGGGGGTTGCGTTTTTAATATTTTAGAGCCAAGTCTTGTTCAAAAAGCCATGAATTCACTTAATATAGCAAGTGTTTATGACCTAGGCGTTATTTCTCGTTGTCGATAACCCTTGCTATCTATCAAAACATATCCATAATTTATCACAAAAAACATTGCACAAGAAAAACACACGGTGTATCTTTGCCCCGCGAATCCATCAGTGCCGAATTTATTCGACACACACTTTTCTTGTAAAATAAGCACCGCTCACGTGATGCCACTCTTTCCCTTTTCGGGACTGATGGGTTCGCCATCCGTGATGCGGTGTGCTTTTTATTTTTGTTATGCGAACTAACGAAAAGGAATTATTCGAAACCACCAGCGACATCTGGACGGTATTATCAGAATCACCCATTTTTAAAACAATTTTTAACATGCAGTCGATCAGCGGCACACTCACTGCTGCACTAGAAAGTGAAACCGCAGCGGAATATTTGCCGCATCTTGCCAGCACTGGTGGTATAATCCATCAGCAATCCGAAGAATTAACACAAACCATCGCCGACTATCTAGCGAGGTGCGGTATTAAGCCCGCACAATTAATATTAAAAGAATAAAATAAAAGTTGCAGATATGGAATAAACAACCGTATATTTGCAACACGATTTGTGGCGAAGGATTAAAACGTACCTTTTCTAGAACACCTTTTTCAGCCACTCGCCAGTAGCCACAAATCGAAAGAACTACTTGTTTTGGTGAATATTTTTTTGTTTTTTCTAGCCGCTATTCTCTAAAAGGAATAGCGGCAAAGGAGCAAAAGAGAAGATAAATAAGATTATAAACTCAGCGAGAGTAGTTCAGGTAGTTAGAACGTTGTACGCTATAAATTGTACAAAGGTCGGAAGTGCAACTCTTCCCTGTCGCTCAAAGAAGATTGTTTTCATTTGGTTTTTTGGGGTTTAGGCTCTACCGCTGTACAGTGGTAGGGCTTTTTTTGTCCTTTGTCCCGTGTTTTTCGTGCCTCATTTTTGTGGTATGATTATCCAGCAACGCCCACTCACACCCAACCAGTACTTTGCTCGCATCCACAAAAAAAGCAACATCGTACTGCACCACACCGTCAGTAGCAGCGCGGCTTCTGCGCTCCGCTGGTGGGCGCATACCCCGGAGCGAATCGCTACCGCATTCCTAATCGAAAAAGATGGTACCGTAATTCAAGCATTTGACGACAAGTTTTGGGCGCATCACCTGGGCATCCGATCAGCGCGTAACCTAATGCTCAACCAGCAGAGTATTGGCATAGAAATGGTAAACGAAGGCTACACATGGCCAACCCAAAGCGGTGAACTAAAATGGTTGCACCCGGACGGGCCTATCTACAAAGGAGAAACGATAATAGAGGAGTGGCGCAGCGGAAAAGCATGGCCAATCTATCCAGCCGCGCAGATCGACGCATTAAAAGACCTGCTTCTTATGCTCACCAAAAAGCACCAAATCCCTACTACCATTGCGCCATTCGGAGTACTAGATATGAATATTCCGTACCAGTTTGGGATATACGCACACCACAATGTACGCGCCGATAAAACGGACGTGTCGCCCGCATTCAAGCAGCATTACGCAGCACTGGCCAGTCATTTGGCTAAGTAGTCCTTTTTGCCAGCCCTCCCGATCCATATTTTTGTATCAATATATTTTTTAAACAAAACATTTTAAAGCATGAAGAATTTTATTTTTGCCGTGTTTTTGGTGTTCTTAGTCCCGCTCTTTGCACAGGCACAAGACACCACCACACCAACTACACCAGCACCCACCGAAACCGTAAAAACCCGCGACGGAGCCACGAAGGTTATCCCCGGAATGGTTGACGTAGCCAGCACCGTTTCGGCGGTAAATGCAGCCACTACGCTCGATCCAATTCCCGTCAATTACAACGAACCAAAAACCTTTTTCGATCAGGGCTTGATCGGTGCATTAGAGGCGGGAGTAGTTGCTATCCTTGCATTGCTCGGCGGCTTTATACCCGGACTGCGAACCGTAGGAAACAAATGGGTCAGATCGGGTGTCGTGATATTTGTCGCACTTACAGGACTAGCAACGTTCAAAGCCGGAGCATTAACAGAAGAATTTTTCACGTTGTTATCCGCCACATTTCTACCCAATTTCGGAGCCACCAATTTCCTTTACGCCAGTATTAAAAACATTGTGTGGCCAATTGTGGAGCGATTAATTAAGCGAGGGCAGAAGGACGCAAATGTCGTCCAGTAGCAAATCATTAAATTATTTTGAATAAGCCCGTGTAAGTGTTTTACTTTCACGGGCTTATTGTTTTAAAAGTCGGCTCGATTTTTGTAACGATAGCAGTATGTATCACTATCCACGTCGCGTTGTGTATGAAAGTTGAAACGATTTCAAAACAAATTATTGGGAAGTTCCCAATCTCCACAAAACACCGAAAATTTGTAGAATGGTACGAGCGGCTTAGTCCCGACGCTCCTATTCTGTTGCCCGGCAAATCGCCTATTTCGGTATTCCTTACCTCCTTGCTCACCTTCAGTATCGACCTCCAGCAGCATCCAGTCTCCGAGGGAGTATCATTCCCCGATTATTGCGAAGTAGTAGAAAACTACGGCGACTCTATGCCCTTCATTATCACAGGCCATTTGGCTACCGTAGATATTTTTCTTTACCTCGATAGGGTAGCGCGCTTATTTAACGATTACCTACCCGCGCTTATGATGCAGGAAATATGCGCCCGCACCACCGTCGCCCACGCAGTAGGTATGTCCGAGAAAGCGGTTATCGAAGATTTTATGCGCGAAGCGGGACTCTCCGAAGTCGCCGATTTCGACGCCATCAAAAAGCGCAACCAACGCTACCGCACCGCGCGCGGCGTTTCCAATTACAACGTGTTTAAAGGACGGCGCAAATCAAAGGTGTAACCTGTCCTTTTTCTACCTTTCAGGCGGCTGCACTTTTGTGCTATGCAGTCGCTCAGTGCCTCTATCAATTGTACCAGTAAAGCCCTCGCCGGAGTGGGTTTATTAGAGTATTGCCCCGTGGACGAACTCACGCCAGGGCAATACCACCGTGCTTTATCGGCTGCCTACAATCAGCAGCGCGATGCGGGCGTAGGCACTTGGTACAAACTCCCATACCAGCCCGAAACCGGGCGCGTACGCGAAAGCACACAAAACACACAGCAAGGACCTAATTTCCAAATTACCGTATCAGCCACACTCCTCAGCGAATCCGCCGTACAGCGCGGCACACTCGACGATATGGTACGGCACGCATTTATCGTCCGTGTCACCCGAAATGGTTTAACCATCCTACTCGGCACACCCGAGCATCCACTTACATTCAATCCCGATTATGATTCAGGTGCTGCGCCGTCCGATACGCGTGCGCACCAAGTCGCATTTTCAGGAGTAGTTATAAAAAAATCACCGGGTTATATACCCATTTTTTAAACACAATGGCAGATATTAATACAGAGGCAAAAGTGAGTTACGACCGCTTAGTGCGCAATGAAAATACCTTGTTTTTATACGCTCCAATCGGTTCCATGATGTCGTATAACTACACCACACACGAGTACGAAAAAGTTGGTATTTCTGATAGCGATTTCATTCAGGCAATAAACGACCTAAAAGCAGAAGGCGCAACTGATGTCCATATCCGCTTGAACTCGAATGGCGGCTCTACAAAGCATGGTCAGGCCATTATTGCATCCATGCAAATGAGCGGTATGACCATTCACACCTACAACGATGGCACGGCGGCATCTATGGCAGCCGCAATATGGGCGTGTGGCCAACAGCGGCACATGGCCAAAAACGCCATCCTTATGATTCACCACCCGTGGGACTATTGCGAAGGCAACGCACAGGAAATGCGCGAATGTGCCGAAATCCTAGACAAGATCAGCGAAGCCATGATCTTAGGCTTTGCTGATAGCCTACAAAAAACACCGGAAGATGTTACTACTATGTACTTCGCCGACTACAAAGACAAGTACTTTACCTACCCCGATGTCTTATCGCAGGGTCTTATCACAGGCACCACAGAAGAATATCAAAGCGGCATTGCAGCCGTTACAAAAGATACTATTGCCGCCGCTATCCGCGACCCATTCTCCGAGTACCGCCCTAAAAAAGCCGCACCCGATACTGGCAATACACCAGCACCCCCCGCGCAGGGGCTTATACAGCGCATCACTAATTTTTTAAGTCCGGCAGCGTCTTCTGCCAAATCTATCACTCAACCTAACGTCACAGACATGACAAAAGCAGAATTAAAGGCAGCACTCACGGACGGCACTTTGTTGGCCACCGATGTGCAGGCACTCCTTGCTGAGCACACTGCCGCCACACCGCCACCACCAGCACCAGCAGCCGATCCGAACGCCGCACTTATCGCCGATTTTAAAGCAGAACTCAATGCCCTAAAAGGAGAGTTGGCTAATGCACAGGCGCAGATTGCTACGTTTGCCGCAGCACCCGGCGCAGGGCGCAGCACGCCACCACCACCAGCGAACGACCTACGGATCGAAGGCGATGAAGATACCCCACAGGCGCGTCTTGCTCGCTTCAATCAGGACATTGAAGCCTCTCTTGCGAAAGGGGAGCAAGTTCGTTTTGTCCCTTCGTAGCTGTATCGGCTCATAAATATCAGTTTACACCGTAATTACCCGATAAGGGTACAATTTATTAAATAACATGCCTAATATCACGATAGCCGCAGGCGCGGCCTTCTTAAATGACCAAAGCCGCACTTTTGGACCGGAAATCCGCACGCAAATTTTGCAGGGCTTGGAAATGGAAAATAACCTATTGGTTCCCAAAATGTCAGATGGCGAGTTTTACGTCGTAGAACGCGCTGTTTCTGGCCAAATGCTTCAACCATACCAAGGCGGATACACCCCAACGGGTAGTGTATCGCATGGCGAAACCTCTATCCGTGTCCGTCCGATCAAGATGGATATGGACTGGACGGAGACCGACCTTAAAAAGTGGTGGGATGCATACCAAGGCTCGCGCTTTGAAGCAGGCCGCGACCCCCAGAGTTGGACGTTCCCTAAATACATCTACGACCGCGTTCTACTTCCCAAACTGCATTCGGAATTGAACGCTATCGCTTGGGATGGCTCTTATGTTGCACCTACCGCTGGCACACCGGGCGCAGTACTCGCATCTGTGGATGGCTTTAAAAAAGTTATTGCCGATGCAGTAACCGCTACCTCGATCAACGTAGTTGCTACGGGCGTATTTACCGACGCGGATATTCGCGAAAAGGTGGAAGCGTTCTTAGATGCAATCCCTTCGGAGGTGACTAATTTGGGCGGTAAAATATTGATGAGCGTGCCTAACCGCCGCCGATATTTCCGTGATTACCGTGCCGAGTTCACGCAAAGCATGAATGGGCCATTTGCTCAAAACAACGGCCCACAAAAAGTATTTGTGGATGACTACAATGTAGAGATCGTAGGTGTGCAAGCGATGGGCAGTAGCAATCGTTGGATTTTTGTGCCTAACACACAGGCCGACAACATGTCATTTATCGGTCGCCAAGGCTACGCGCTCTATCCCGAAATCATCTTCGATAACAGTCCACGTATCCTGCACATGTATTGCACGATCTACCGTGGATATGGCTTCGAGGCACCGCAGGATATTTACGTGAATAACCAAGTGTAGTTGCTGTTCATCATTATTACTTAGGTACGGGGTGGTTTTTACTACCTCGTACTATTCTATCAATTTTTAAAAGCAAGACACACAACATGTGTAATTCAAATAAATTAACCGCTATCCCTTGTGCCAAAAACGCAGCAGGTGTTAAGGGTACCGGATATAATGCCCCCGCCGGGGAGTTTGAGACGTGGCCGGCTTTTCAGGCGGCCACAACTCCCGGCGATGGTAAAACTGTGACCCTCACGGGTAACTTTTCGTTCACGGGCGCGGGCAGTGGCAAAGGCTATTTCCGCTCTTTCCCTATGCTGCTCGAAAAGGGTAGTGTCACGTACAAAGCAGTGGGTGGTATCGGCTCTAAGTCGATGGAGATCATGGCAAAGTTCTACGTTCTCGGCACCGATGCCGTACAATTGGAATGGATGCGAGATCAACTCAATATCCCGCAGGTATGCCTTATCCCCGATAAAAACGGCGTAGTACACTGCTTAGGCAGTAAGGATGAACCCGCATATCTGCAAGAGGGCGACGGCACTACGGGCGAAGCAGCCACCGACGAACGTGGTACATTGTACACGATCCGCTGGGTCACAGCATCGCCGCAGGTGTACACCGGTACTATCAATCTTACGCCTATTCCATAGTAGTAGTCGTATATTATATCACAACTTAAAAGCAGCAAATAGACATGGAACATTTGTCAGAAGAATGCCAAGCAGCAGGATACAGCACAGTCGATTGTGACGGGATCGGTGGCACCGCCATCTTTCCCGGATTTGGAGAAATCAACCTGAAAACCCTTACTCCAGAACGCTGCGGCGAACTGGTGGACGGTGGTTTCAAGTGGATTGTAAAAGCCGATAGTAGCGACGATAAGGACGCAAAAAAAGCAGCGAAAAGCGACAAGAAGGACACCAAAAAGGCCGACCTTAGCGAATACGTGGCCGCAAAAGAAACATTTTACCCGGGTGGGGAGGATGAAGAGAAGTAAGAAGTGAGTAAATTTTGAGTTTTTTGGAATTTTGAGAGCCTACTACATTTCGGTGTAGTAGGCTTTTTTTGTCCTTTTAAGCGGTTTCTACGCCCCGCACCTTTGCGTTGTGAATTTACAGCAATATTTCGAAATACACTTAGAGCAAGACTGGGCGGCAGCATTCGCCCTTTTACCGCCTAATGCGCTTTTGCCCAACATAGAAAAAAGGGTAAAGGATTGCCTTCGTAGTGGCCGCTTAACCGACTACGAAAAAGGCAAAATAACCAATGCCCTGGCGAAGTATCCTGCACCCGATAACACGCCGCCACCTGTTGCTGTAAAAGAGAAAAAACAGAAAGTAAAAGAGCCAACAACCGAAGGCAAAACAAACATAACCCCCAACCATCCGCTTTATTTACACGCAGTACGCCTTATGAAAGAGCGTGCCGCTACACACGCGCTGATGGTAGAAAACGCATTATCCGCAGAGCCTAACCAAGAAAAGTTAGCCAAATACGCCACTTTGATAATGGGGATCAGTTCCGAACTAAACACAATATACCGCAACAATGCCAAAAAAGATTAACGTTACTACCGATTTATCACTCTTAGAAATAAAGGCTTTGCGCCAACGCGATCAGATGAAACGCGATGGGCTTAACTCCATGAAACAACGCCTCATTGCGTGGTACACGATGGAAGACCCGTTTGAGTTGAACGAGCGCGAACAACAAATGCAAGCCCGGTGGGAACGTGCAAAAGCACTCTTCCTAGAAGGCCGCACTTATACCGATATTACTGAAACCCTCCGCGATGAATTTGATATATCTATCCAAGCCGCCCGGAAGGATGTGGCCGATATTAAAAACATTTTCAGCCCTTCCGATAAAATTGACAAAGCCCAACACCGCGAACGCGCTATCGAAATGATTATGCGCGTGTATCGTAATGCCTCAAATGTGGGCAACGATAAACTAATGCTCAAAGCCGCGCAGCAATACGCAGTGATTACAGGGCTAGACAAACCCGACGAAGAAACCTACGACATAGAAAAGAAAATGGCCGATCGCACCTATGTGGAAGCCCTCGATCCACAACTCCGCGATATGTTGATGGCCATCGTTACCAATGCGGGCGGCAATATTGATACCTCCAAAATATTCGAGGGTGTAATGCAAGCCATGCCCACCCACACTGCAGACTACGAGGAGGTGGCACAATGACGCACAACGAACTGATAAAACAGGAAATAGAACGGATACAAGATAGCGGCGATTTTCAGTCTCTTATGCGCCAAGTGGATGACCATTACCGAGAAATACGGTACAATTCGTCCCAAATGCTTTCCATTTTGGCCACCAAGGCATTGCCTATCAAAGAACTCGATTTGGAGTGGGGACGTGGTACAGGTAAAACGACGGTATTCGCCAAATTTACCCGTATGGTGATGCAAGACTTACCCCGTGGCTCATGGCAATGGGTCGTACCCAATTACCAAAAATTCCTAACCGAAATCATTCCTTCCTACATACACGCGCTAGAAATGCAGGGCTATTACAAAGACCTGCACTACTTCATAGGTCGCCGTCCACCCGCAAAATGGAACTGGCCAGAAGCCTACAAAAGTCCGGTTAAGTACGACAATACCGTTACATTTTACAACGGTTTCACGATGAATCTACTATCGCAGGACATACCCGGTAGTGGTCGCGGATTAAGCACCGATGGCGAATTTGCTGATGAGGTGGCCATGCTCAACCGTACAAAAATGGAAGCCGATAGTAACGCCTCCATTCGCGGCTCCAACATGCGGGAATTTGGCAAAAAGCGTTGGTTTGACTTCCGTTTAAAGGCAACCAGTACACCGCTCACCCTCGCGGGCGAATGGTTTATTGATCGGGAAGAATTGGCAAGGTCGCAACCGAAACGGCACTTGTTTATGCGTGCCAATTGTATCGAAAATATAAAGTTGGGCATCCTAAAACCCGATTACCTAAGCGTAGCAAAAGCCGAAAGTGCCGACTTAGAAGTGTTCAATGCCGAATACCTCAATATCCGGGTGCGCAAAGTCCGCGATGGTTTCTACGCGCTACTGGACGAAGATAAGCACACCTACACCAACTTCGATTACACGGGCAACCTATACACCCCAGACGCAATAGGTGTAAAGCCCGATTGCAGGGGCGACGCAGACTTGTTGCCAGGGCAAAACCTTATTCTAGGTATGGACTTTGGTGCGGCCATCAATTCGCTTACCGTTTCGATACAGTTGCCCGGTGAGTTCCGAACGATTAAGGACTTTTTTGTAAAAGGTGCGGAGGGCAAAACACAAGACGATCTGGCAGAGGATTTTTGCGAGTATTACCAGCACCACGACAATAAAATCGTGCTGTTTTGGCATGATGCAACGGGTACACACTCCACAGGCCACACGAAACTAAGCAAGGCCGAGCAAATGGAGCAGTACCTAGCCATGAAAGGCTGGACAGTGCGGCGCATGACCGTACACGGTACCAATCCGCGCCACTACGAAAAATACCGCGTATGGGAATTGATATTGGGCGAAACGAATCCGCGCATCCCTAAATTCAGAATCAATCGCGCCAATGCCAAATATACCTACCTCAGTATGTCCCGCGCCAAGGCAAAGCGGGGCAACAACAACGAAATAAAGAAGGACAAAGGGCAAGAACGGAGCGACAACCTGCGCCGAGAATTGGCCACCGATTTGAGCGATGCTGAGGATAATCCAGTGTACGGCCTGTACAGTAGTTTCTTGTACAACGCTACGGGCAATACGCTACCGGAGGCAAAGTAAACGGGGCTGTGTCCTTTTTCTAGGTAGGCATTCCATCCAATTTTGTGGCATGAAATATCTGAACGATATAGTCAATTACTTTCAATACCAGTGCGAGCAGCATCCTTTGCTACTACATGCAGATGTAAGCGGGCAAAGGGTATTTGAAGTACGCCCACTCGAAGAAGCCTTTGCGGATTTCCGCACAGGGGCAACCGAAAAGGGGTATTTTGTGCGGCTGGTAGTGCCTACCTTCGGGATGAATGGCAGTGCGAGCAGAGCCGTAAAGCAATACCAAATCGGGTTGTTAGTTGGGAAATGGTATAGCCGCCGCGAAGATGAAGGCCGCGCAGCAATTGTAGCCGCTTCCAGTTCCGAGGAGGTATTTGATCAGATTATTTCCAAAATCATTTCCGATTCCCAAAATGGTCACCCGCTATGGGAAGGATACGCCGACTCGCTTAACGATTTGAATATACAGGGCGATTATTATTTTCACGGTGGCGATGGCTCGTATGCGGGCGTATTTGCTACAATGGATTTGCGCACACCGCGCAAAATGGCAATCGAATGCCAAACAATTACTTGGGCTGATGGAGGGCTTACACCCGCATAATGGTAAATCTAATCACTAGCCCAGATGCCGTAACGCTTACCCGCAATACGGCGCTATACAAACTAAAAAGCGTGAATGGTAGCGGTCAACTATTCCGCGCTACGGGTGTAAAAAGCGAAGTCAATTTTACCGCAGCCAGTAACCGATTGTCAGCAGCGGCCACCATCACCATCGCCTACACCGAACCAGATGGCACGATGGAGACGGTTATTTTTACGGCTACCAATACGCCTACGGGTGTAGCCGATTTACCTTCAGGCGCAGTATCGGGCTACAATAACACAACGTACTGGGCGGCGGTGGCCAACATTATCGGTACACACCCGCGCATCGCTCCGTTTTTCACTTCTGTAATACTCACTACAAAAATAACGATACAAGAACGCACCGCTGCTGCTGGTTGGGCTTTGGTCGTTACCAATAGTGCATCTTATACCGTAACAGCCACGGCGGCTACTACCGATACTACGCCCGACAATTACCGGGTAACGCTGCAAGTATTTGCGGAGTACGGCTATAAAACAGGGGCTTATGAACTGGTCAGCGAACACGAAGGGCTACCCGACGAAAACGGGCTTATGTTCTTCGATATATCGCAGGTGCTGGACGCACTAGGCCGCGATATGGTACAAGAACCTGCCATACCCCTCTATGCGAATGCAGAACCAGTACGGGCGAATAATACGCTCCGTTACTATGTGCGTTTCAGAGAGCAAAGTGGTACACCGGTCACTTACCAGGACTGGACTTACGACAATGTAAAAATAGCGGTATTGGGCGGCGTAGCGAATTCGATATGGGCAGAGGCGAATTACTTGCTTACCCTCGACGTATCAAACGCTTTGCTTTCGTGGCAAGTAGATGGCCGTTTGATCGGTGAAGAAGAAAGGGTGTATTTACCCTGGCACAATTATACAGGATCTGCAAAGCGGGTGGTGCTGGAAGTGATCGCGTATTCGGTGGTAACTGGTTTAGCCGATGCCGCCGATTTCCTATTTGAAAGCAGCACCATTTCATACGATGCGTATGAGACTGCCTTAATTCCAGCATGGCCATCTGCGTTGGGGATTACTGATGCTACCAAATACCGCTACACTGTGCGGGTGGTGGATGCAGATAGCGCGTATGATAGTGGAGAACCGGAGTACCTATCGCAAGAGCGAGAATACTATATTAATCGGGATTTTAGTCGTACTGAGCGGCAAATTATGTATTTAAACTCGTTCGGTTGCCCCGAATGCTGGCGATGTACGGGCGAATACTCAAAAAGTTTGGAAATATCGCGCTCTACGGCGCAGCGAGCCATTCAACCGGGCTACGACCAGTACGCCGCCGATACGGTGCAATACTTTACGGATTTCAATCCGGCACTTACTTACCGTACAGGCTATGTTCGCCGCGCCGATGCGGAGGTATTGCAAGAAATGTTCCTCGCTGTATCGCTGTACGATATATCCGAGAACGGCTATGTGCCACTACGGATTACCTCAAACGGCCTTGACGTAACCAGTTCGCTCCGTGACCTGCATAGTTACCAGTTCACTACTCAGCCTCGGTTGAGTATGGGTAATTTCTCTAAAAGACAAGTATCTGATCCGGGTAGCGACGCATGGCAAGATGCAGACCTTTCATATTGGCTCGATACTCTTAACCAACCTTGGACACTACCGTAACGATATGCCACAAGTACATTTATTTACACTCGATAATGATCTGTTTATTGATACCCGTGTGCCTTTCCAAGCGCGTGGGAACGGCAAAACCCCCGCGGCTCGCGCATTCGAGTTAGGCGCATTGGTCGATTTTGTACAGGCTAATTTGACACTACCCGATGCGAATGTCCTTACAGCCACCGTCACCACTGGATCGCCAAACATAGCCATCGCGGCGGGCAAACTGGTAGAAAAGATAGTGGTGATTGGAAGCAGTGTAGCCACTTTCCAGATGGGAACTACACCAGGCAGCAGTAATATACTAGATAACACCAGCGAATACAACACCTCCGGGGCGGTATTCGTATTCAATCAATATTTTAATAACGCTGGTCAATTGTGCTTTTCCGCTTTTTCGGGGACGTTGACCGTAAAAGTTTATACTCGATGAAAAGAATTATTTTAGTGCTGGCATTGTTTTCTCATTTTTTTGTTTCCGCACAGACAACACAGGCCGATATATTTAAAGCCAGAAAAGAGATACAAATTAAAGGGCGGGGTGTGCGGCTTTTTGGAGTGGATACTACGCTATCGGTGGTAGCAGATACGATTGTGGCTACACAGCGGGCCGTGAAAAAGTATGCAGATAGTAGGCTAGGTGGGAGGCCGATTACAGGAACTCCGACCACAGGACAAGTAATAAAATGGGACGGCACAAACTGGATACCATCCACCGACGCTGGAGCATGGCAATACCGCACCGTAACAACCACAATCGGAAGCCCGAGTTTTACGGCTTTTGGATCACTCACAGGTATTTCACTTGACAATATGAGAGTAACAAGAAATGGCCAACTTTACAAAGTTGGACTTTCAAACTGCTCCGATTGTCAAGTTTCTTATAATTCAAGCACACAAACATTCACCCTTTCCCGTGCGGTTATCGCGCAGGAAACAATTCAATTACAAATTATACAATGAGATTTATTATTGCTTTTATCTTAATGTTGCCTTTGGCACTTTTGGCACAACCCGTTGAGCCACTTATCCCAGTCGCAACCATCGGCGCGTATGGCGCGGGCGTGGGAGATATTCCTACCGTCGCATCTGGCGCAACTATTCACACACACATCACTCGCGCCGCGCTCGCTGCTGCATTAGTTCCGAACATTACCCTTTCCGGTAACGTTACGGGCGCGGCAAATGCTACCGTAATAGCTAACGCGGTAGTTACACCCGCTATGCTCGCAAATGGTACAGCCGCAGGGCAAGTATATAAATGGAACGGCACTGCCTGGTCATTACAACCGGATGCAGGAACTACCTACACCGGCGGTACAGGCATAGACATCTCCGGCACAACAATAAGTAATACGGGCGACCTAAGTAATACCAACGAACTACAAACAATCGCAACCGCAACCAACACCGTAACGCTATCGAACGGCGGCGGCGCGTTCACCATCGCGGGTGGCGGCATAAATGTACCGACGACATCCGGCACGACAATAACGATAACAGGTACAGAGTTGGATGGTAATCCAACAAACGAAATACAGAATGTATCAAGAAACGTAGCGACAAATAACGTCGTTACACTTTCGCTTTCGGGTGGTACTGTGAATGTAGAAGATTTATTTGTGGAAGCGACTGCGACGTTTACAGCAGGTCAATCAACCGCTACAATGGCGGGTACACTACCTGCAGAAAACAGCAAACTATGGGTGTATAGAAACGGGGTAAGGCACGTTGTCGGTGCGTCCGGTTGTTCGGGTTGTAATGTTACTCGATCAGGCGGTACGCTTACGTTTGCTAGGGTTTTAGCGACAGGAGAAGTAGTAACTTTTAAATATCCATTTCAGTAATGAGGATTTTACTTTTATTTTTGTTGCTGCCTTGGTTGGGCTTTGGGCAGGTGGTGGAGCCGAAGTTGCATCCCTCGCAGATTGGGCAATTTGGGGCAACAACTGGGCAAAGCCTCGTTTTTGATGGAAGCGTTTATACTCCGCAAAATGTCGGTGACATATCCGGCAGCGGGGCGGGTATTCAGTTAGCATATTTTACAGCAGCAAAAACGATCGCTTCAAGCAGCGGACTAAACTTTAATACTTCAGATATTCGAATAGGAATAGGTACTGCTGCCCCTAACGACAAAATACATACTTATACCTCTGCTGCGGGAACTGGAGTTAGCGGCCTACAAATAGATCAATTCAATGTCGCATCGTCCAGCCTTCGATCCTCAAAGTTTGTCACACAAAATCTTACTGGAGGTGCGGGGCGTACACTTTTTTATGCAGCATCTACTTTTTCGGATGGTTCAGGGGGCGAATTTGCAATTTTTAGTGAAAACGGGGCGCGAATTTTATCAAGGTTCGGATATGGCCGATCAGGATCGGAAAACGATGTAAGTTTTAATGATTTTGCAGGCTCGGAAAAAGTTCGTTTTTCTACGGCGGGCAACTCGTTTTTTACTGGTGGGAATGTAGGAATTGGTACGACTAATCCAAGTTACGGATTACACTATCGAAGCGCGGCAAAAGGGTTGAGGATGAGTATCTTTTCCGACTTCGCATCTGGTGGAGAAACGACATCCCCCAACTACATGGGTATTGATTTCCAAGGAATTGGCGGCTATCTTTTTGGCTCTATTTGTGGCGTGGATCGCGCGCAAAATGGGAACCAAGGAGGTTTGGCTTTTTTTGCAGATCCTAATATTCTAACGCCATCTCAAAGCCTTAGAATGTTCATCGACGGTGCTACGGGGAATGTGGGCATCGGGACAGGGGTTACCCCAACCGCAAAGTTAGATGTTGTCGGCGATATAAAAGCAAGTAGTTTGGCGGGTACAGGAAATGGAATATTGTCAGCATCACCAACCGGTGGCTTACAACGAACCTCCCTAGATCCCGCCAACATAGTAACCACGACCTACCCCTTCGGCGGCGTACTAGCAGGCACTCCCAACTTCGCTAGTATTATTCCAAACGGAATAACTAATACCGAAATGGCCGACAACTCAGTAGGCCCCAACGAACTAATAAACACCGCAGTAACCGCAGGATCGTACACCTCGGCCAACATAACAGTCGACGTAGATGGCCGCATAACAGCAGCCAGTAACGGATCAGGCGGCGGCGGCGTGAACACCGTAGGCGCAACAATACTCGCCCCAAACGACAACGGTCTATCTATAAGCGGCTCTACCATCCAAATGCATCGCGCCGACGATGTATCAACGGGCGGTATTCGCCTCGCGGGAGACTTAGACGGGACATACAATGCCCCACAAGTGGACGGATTAAAAGGCCGAAACATATCCAACACCGCGCCAGTAAAAGGCCAAAAATACACGTGGAACGGATCAAACTGGACACCAATGTACGAAAATGACTACGCCGTAGCGATCAGCACGTATGCAGAGTTCATGGGGACAAGTATAGTCGATCCTATTTTCACCGCTGCGGCAGCGGGGACAGGAGCATCGAATACATTACTTGTATCTACTGTACCGGAAGAGAGAGGAAACTTACAGCACAGTACAGGCCAAACCGCCCTAGCGCGTGCGGTATTTTTAACAAACAACACTATCAGTTTAGGCCAGGGCCCTGTCGTAGTAAAATCGCTGAATACGCGATTCCCTATCCTCTCTAACGCAACAGAGAGGTATCAATACGCTTTTGGCTTGCTTGACGGGACGAGTTTATCTGGGATAATCGACGGCGCGTTCATAGCCTATGACGATGCCACGAGCGGAAATTTCATTTGCACAACTGAAAGTAACGGCACACAAACTAATACTACAACAGGTATCACCGTAGCGGCTGCTACAGCCTACGATTTCAGGGTAGAAGTCAACGCCGCCGCTACCAGTGTTGAATTTTATATAGATAACGTACTTGTCGCAACGCATACCGCTAATATCCCATCCGGAGTGGCGCGGCAAACGGGCGCGGGATCAGCACTATTCAAAACAATAGGAACAACCGCTCGAACTGTAACCATCGACGCGATCGGTTACAGCGAAAGTTTTACCACCACAAGATAAGATAAGATAACGCTTTTTATCGTAAAAATAAAATAATATGAAAAATATACTTTTTTTAATTGCTTTTTTTGCCACGTTTGCGGGCAGTGCGCAGGAATTAGACAGTAGTTGGATTTTTAACAGCAATGGACAATTTTTCCAAGCGCGCAGAGTCGTATTTCTAACAGGTGCAGAGAGAACTAGCATCACGCCTTTAGGAGACACTACTCAGTGTGTTCGGTATTTTACCGAACAAAATACATTAGAAGTGGACGAGTTACTTACATTTGCTGAATATGGTCGAATTTCGCGTAAACGAATTAGTGAAAAGTCCCGCTACTATCGTTTCCTCCCGTCTATCCTAGGCCGCAACCTCCTAGATACAATAGCAAAAGACGAACCAGACCTATATCAAAACGGCTACTGGCGGATAAACCAAACCCCTATCCGTTTCCGCCGCACCGCTACAAACTTTCAATACCGCGCCGATACCAGCGCGACGTGGCGACAAATGACATTCTTAGGAAGTGTGATTCGTCTCAATGATTTTAACGGGTACACGACGGACTTGTACAGAACTGGCCGCACCGGTAAAGTGTATAAAAGTATAAACAACCAGTACGATTTGCGACCGATCAGCGACAATAGCAGTAGAACCGCCGCTCGACAAACAGTTCCCGAAGATGAACCGCCGCAACAAAAAACAACATTAGTAGCCGATGGCACCGTGATATTCGAGGGTAAAACATACAGGTACAATTCACGTAAAAAAACTTGGGAAATAAGATAATGAACACCCTAATCCTCCTCTCCATCGCTCGCTACCTATTCAGCGGCCTCCGCAACGGCTTTATCTACAAAGGCAACCCAACCGCCGCGCTACTAGCCAGCATCGCTACATTAGCCTGTACATTCGGTGCAGGATACTTTTGTATTATCGGCATGGGCTGGGGCATACGGCAAAGCACTATATCCGTTTTTATCGACGTAGCGCAAATAGGTTGCGTTGCAGCATCGGCCATAGCGAGTGTACTGGTGATGGTACGCTCAAAAAACAAGTTTATAAACGACTTGCATTTAAAAACCACGCTTGAAAGCATGTTCTACACAGGGCTATGCTTAGTGAGCGGCTTTTGGCCGTTAGTGGCGTGTGTGCTGGCCGTTTACCCCGGAGTAGTCTGCCAGAAGATTGCGATCAACGAACTATCAGGCTTGAATACCCTGGACGAACAAACCGACGACCCAACAGGCGAAACATACGGCATCCCATCACTGGGCATTAAAATACCACGCCAATCCTTTACCACCCGCATTATACTCGCCATCATTTCGCTGGTGATTATTATATTTTTAAACTTTTAAAATTGTATAACATGAAAGAAGTAAAAAAGTACTACGACAATACCGACCTGGTGAACGAACTGGAAGCGCAGACTAATCTGCATCCCGATCTTATTCGGGAAATGCTTGGCCACTTGTGGGCGAACATTGCGAAGCGGGTAGGCGCGGCCAAAAATCCAGTGATCTTAAAGGATGTGGGTACATTCAAAATCGTTGGTCGATCTGCAAGGAATCGTACTACTCCCAATGGCAAAGTAGTCTATGTCCCTAAACACGAAAAATTCCAGTTTCATCCTGCAAAAGCATTTTTGGAGGAAATACAAAAGAACCTGCGCGAGGAGGTAAAAGATTTGGAGGTAAGGTAATGGATATAGCAACGATAATCGGCGGTGCCGTATCGGGCGGCGTATTAACGCAATTGGTTAATTATTTCGCCGCCCGTAGAACGGCACAAAAGGATTCTTTTCAGGTCGTAATAGAGCGATGGGAAAAGGATAACGAACGCCTCCGCACACAGGTAGAGACTTTGCAAACCGAACACGAAAGCGAAAAACGTTTGTTACTATCCGAGGTGGACAAACTTCGCAGGGAGGTGAGCGACCTACGCAGCAAAGTGGGCATGATGGAACATATCAATTCCGATATACCCACTCCCATGTGGCTCAAAGACGACTGGGGTCGCTACCTCAGCGTAAATCATTCGTTTGAAAAAATGTTTGGAAAGGAAGCCGCCGCTGTACTGGGATATACCGATAAGGAAATATGGGGCGATGAGGTGGCCACGCAAACCGCCGAAAACGACCGACAAGTACAACGGGTAGGACTGCCAATTAACACCGTAGAAGAATACGGTTCACTAGGGACATTCTATGTGCTGAAATGGCCGAAAATGGCGGGATCGGCAAGGATAGGAGTTGGAGCAGTGGCATTCCCCGCAAACTGAGCACACACACACGCACGCACATACTAGATACGATTATACATACTCAAAGCCGCCGCGTAGCAATTACGCAGCGGCTTATTTTATTGTATCAAAGCCTCTACCGATACTATACTCATGCCCTTTGCTGTGTGTGATGCAGATAGCACCTTCAGTACTGCAATGAACTCGCCGTCCGGGTGATAGACCACCGCGCGCGCGTTTTGAAACTTGGATAATATACCCAATTCACCGGATGACATTACGATGTCGAATACCGCCGTATCCGAATCAGATAGTTCGATGTGACCTTTGTGGTGAAGTTGGTATAATCCTACGTCGCCCAGTATATCCAGCGACCATGCGCCTATTACATTGTTGTCGTAGTCTTTGTTATCGTGCGTGGCCATGGCGTATTCAACACCGGCACTGCTTTCGCGTATACCTCGATCAAAAAGCCAGATGAGCGGCATGGTGTTGGCCTTGTGTTCGGGATTGAAAGCAGGTGATTGGCCTAACTGGAAGAATTGCGACAATTTGGCCTGTCCTAGTGGTAGATCCTTGGGGACTAGCACAATATCGGTATGGTACCAGGTAGTTGGAATGATTGGGGTTTCCACTTCGCCATCGCCCGATACGAGATTGGCCAATTGTCCCGCCTGTGTAGGTTTTTCGTCGTTATTGCTATCGAATACCATTTTCCAGCCCGTACCGTCTTTGTATTTGCGGTTGTACCGCTCCGACATTCGTCCGCGCCAGTTCATCGGCGGCTTTACGAGTTGTGCGCGATTGGGAGTGAGTACGAGACTGTTATCTTCTACGGAAACGGATAGATTGAGCGATGTACATACCCTTTTGAGTAGCGCGGCAGCTGTGATGTCGGGGACATGGTTGTTAAAATTGATCTCGCGGGCAAATCCATTCACGCGCTCGAACGAATTGCTGTAACGATCGTCGTACAGCGCATCGAGGCAAAAGTTATTGCAGATGATGATCTTTTGGAAATCCTCTATGTCCCATGTTTCGCCGCGCCATGCATCGTAGCCCAATTGAATGCGAATGCGCTCCAGGATATAGGGCAGGCGGACAAAAGGGATAACCGTGTTGCGCCAAATAAGTGGCTTTTCGGGCAGATTGATATACTTTTCGTTTTTGAGGAAAACACCATCGGTACAGATGTTGATCCGGTAATTGTACTCCCACACTGTGCTACCGGCCAGCAAACTCCCGTACAGGTTGTTCCATACGAGCATAGGGAAACAGTGTGTATCGTAGGGCGTAATGTGCGAGGCTTCGATGTGTGCGGCCATTGCCGTCTGCGCTTGATCGCCTAGTGTTACCACCGATTCTTCGGTGATGTTGTTGAAGGTGATGATGTTGTATTCGTTGACCAAAGCCGCATCCAGTACCAGATCGCCACTCACCACCGTCGCAATACCAGGCACAAGGGCGTTGAGTCCCGTTTTTAGGGAATTGGCCGCGATTTGTATTTCCAGTGGGTCGCTACTGACGGCGGTGTAGGTTACGGTACCTATTCCGATTTGTATAGAATAGGTAAGCCCCGTAGATGGCGTATTCATCGAAAATGTCCACACGGCGGCGGGTATGCTGCCCGTGTCTATTTCGATCGTTTCTAAGATGGTATTGATCTTTATCTTTTCCATAGCCGCCCACAGGTCGATGGTATCACCAATGAACTGCACTTCCACCACCTCAGTGTTGCTATTGATCTGTTTAAGCGTCCCTTCACTTACGAGGGAAGTACCTATTTTTATATCTGCCCTGGACTGCGATTTCTTTGTTGCATCCAATCGGTTGGTATGTTTCCTGATCCGCTGGTTGCGTGGTGTACGCGGCAGTGTGAAGGGTAAAGTAAAGATGCGGGCTTGGCGATCAGCATCCAGCGCTGGATTGACGTGGGTGACTTGGATGGCTTGATCGGGACTGAGATCGAAGGGCGTTGTTACGCCTTTTTGCGTTACTTGTATCATGCTTGCAAAGGTATATGATTGTTATGTGGCGGCAAAAGGACTTATTTTTGTAAGATTTATGACTTTTTGAAACATTGCACAAGATTTATTTGTGCAATGTACTGATATTGCCATACCTTTGCGGTGCTACTTAAACACATTGGCCTTATGATCCAATTAAATTTCATTTTCAAGATAAGGCATCTGTACACGGTACGGATGTACTCCCCGCAGGGTTCTTTCCGATCTGGTCGATTGTGTTTGAGTAGCCCCCCTGCGGGTTTTTATTATTTTCTAACTTTTTAAACTTTTTAACGAGTATGGCTACTCAAACACAAACCACCCCATTATCGGACTTCGACTCCGCAACATTCATCTTAAATAGTGATGAAAGATCAACTACCATTTCATCACTATTGAATGTGATTCGGCACGCTGTACACAGTAATAGCGGCGAACTACAAAATGAAGAAAGGGATTCAATTAGTTGGTGCATTTATTTTATTGATTGTCTGGTACTGGACGATCGTAAAATAAACAGGCAAAAAGCAGTAGATAAACAAATGCTGCAAAACCTTGAAAAGGAATTGCGCAAAATGGAAGATCTGGAGCAGTACGCCGCCAACAATGAAGACAATGATTTATTGATAAAAGCAACGGAGATGTACCGTACCTTTGATGAGTTTAGATGCGCATTGATTGAGAACGGGGATTTAACCTCGGATGAACGGATCGCGCTATATATGGCGACGCAAGATGCGTTGAAGATTATGCCTAAGAAAATGGCGGCTTAGGGTTTTTATTTTATCTTTTAAAGCAAAACTTATGGAAAAAGAACAAACGATAGATGAATTAATGCCGGAAATCTATACGATTATGTATGGGATTAAAAAGAGTTTTTGGGCAAGAAAAGAATATGTATTCGTTTCAAAATGTTTGGATAAAACATGGAGAACACTGGTAAGCGATACTAATATGACTCCTAGTAGGCTATTAGCCATACGTATAAAAATGATACTATTGGAAATTAGATCTTTAAAGTTGACCACAGAGTCTATCACTATTTTGTACAAAGACATAAGCCGGTGCAAAAGCGCATTAGAATGTGTTTTTTTGATTAAAGCCTTAGAGCGGCTAAAAAAAGACCCTGATAGTGGGGTTACGACTTATTTAAAGTTTGAGCAAGAAAAAACTTAATAGTTTTATGTATAAATTTAAAGACACTTCGGGCTTTGGTGTAGTTATTGCATCTCAATTAGTGCCACTACAGGGATCTATGTACCACAGCCATATCGTATTCAAATATGCTAAATACTACGATAAAATGGATCAAATACTTGAAAGGATGTTTGAGAAATCGGTTAGTGCCGATAGCGATTATCGTAAGTTTTTGGCTCAAGCAATTGATTTGATTAAAGATATTGGATTGGTTGGCATTGATTGTGAATACGCATTTGATCGTTTAGAGGGCATGAATACAGGATTTGAACTATCACAAATGGTAGAAGAGTTAGAAATGCATCTGAAAATGGCTAGGGTTTCTAGGAAAAATTGTGATTTAAAATTAGGACTGTCCTTTAAATAAGAAAAAATACCCAGTACATTTACCCAGAAATTTGTACAAGGGATTGTAAAATTATGCCACGTATCCTAATGAGGGTGCGTGGCTTTTTATTTATGTCTTTTTTCGTGTGTGCGTGTGTCCGTTCTTTTGTGTGTATGAAGAACTGCACTATAAAAATCCAAGACACAGAACGAGTAGTACAACTACCCGAATCATGGGACGACTTAGGCAAACGTGACCTAATGTTAATCTACAAAACCATGTTCCCTTCAAAAATTACTGAGGGATTTGATCACAAACTAGGCGTTATGAAAATAGCCTCCATCACGAAACACATACTCGGACTCGACAACGCAGAGGTAGAGCAATGGCGTACCGATTGTATTGTGAATGAAGATGAGGTGGAAGGGGATTCGGTGTTTTTATCGGAATTTAAGGAGGTGGCGCATCTGGCGGTTGAAGGATTGTTTGAAATAGATGAAGATGAGGAAGGCCGCACTACTTATGCGGTGAAATTTAACCGGTTGAAAAATCCTTATCCTGAAATCGTGTTGGAACAAAAGCAAAAGGGCAATCGCTCAAAAGTCCATTGGTTTTATGGGCCTAATGACGGGCTTAGTAACATTACGATCTATGAATTGGGCTATGCCTTTACCCTGTTTGAAAACTACGTGGCCACTGGCCACGAAGCGGCGGTGAATGAATTAGTGGCCATCCTTTACCGCCCCAGGAAACCACGCACAAAAGAGAACACCGATACCAATTACGAAGGTGACCGCCGCATGAAACTGCGCGGATATGAAGCAAAAGCAGAAGAAAGGGCTTTACTGATGCAAGGAATCAACCCGGACGTGAAACGGGTTATTTTGTTTTGGTTTGCATCTTGCCGGCAAGCAATTATTGACCGTTATCCTTCGGTATTTGCGCGTCGATCAAAAATGAACGAAAACGACAACGCTCAGTATGGTTGGGCTGGTGTTTTGATGGGCTTAGCGGGTGGTGTGGCCCACTTGGACGCTGTGAGCGATCAGCACCATTCTAACGCACTGACCTGGTTATCTATACAATCGGATAACATGCCGTAATGCGTCCTTTTAAGGAATAAAGGACGGCGGCAATTTTGTGGCATGATTACCTTAAACGAAGTACTGAAAAAAATGCACGACGGGGAGTATTTCTCCCTCAAATGCGTGACATTCGACCGTAACCGGAAGGACAGGACAGGGAAAGTGCTTTTTATCGAACGCGGTAAATTGGTATGGGGCAATAGCGACAAGGTGAAGCCGAAAAGCATCACCGAACGCGCTCCCACTGCACTGGAGCGGGAATTGATGGGCAATACTCCACCCAAAACCCGCCAACCGAACCACCGCGACAACGATACGCGGAATGTACGCCAGTATGTCGGCGATTTACCAACAGAAGATATTAGAAAGATTCATTTCAGGCTCATCGTTGAGTTTAACGGTGAGCCTATAACTATATAGGCATGAGCGAATATATTGTTGACGTAATACAGGTAGAAGACCGATTTATGGCCGTTGCGGACGAATATCGCCGCCCAAGAACGACCCCACAACGATCCGACGCGCAAGCATACGATAAAACCACGCCACCAGTACCGACGTGGCTGGATCGAGCGGTGCTATGGGCAGCCTGGGGCGATGATGACCGAATGCCTACCCGTATGCGCGAAAAGATAGAGGCCGTGCCAGTAGCGGGCGCGGTGTTGGATAAAAAGATACGTTTTCTGCAAGGGACACGGCTGGTGTATTTCAAGAATGCGGATATAGCAAAGGGCGCAGAAGCCATGCCAGCCTATATGCCGCAGGTGGAGGCGTTTTTGAAAGAAAACAGGATCGAAACGGAATGGTTTCCTGCTCAGTGTGCGGATTACTGTTTGCCTTATAATGCGTTTTCGGAGTTTATTTTATCAAATGATCGTAGTAAGATCACAAACTTATACCATATCGGCGCGGAACATGCGCGGTTGTCGCGTGCATCGCAGCGGGGAACGATAGATTATGTGATCTATTCGTACCATTTCCCATTTGGGACAGCTGTACAGGATCAATACCGTAGGGCAATACCGCTTTATCGGTGGTATGATCGGGAGGTGTTTTTTAAGGAACTAAGGGGCGCAAAATTCGCTTGGCATACTGGATTCCCAACACCAGGGAAGATTTACTATTCGCGTCCGTGGCATTTGGGATTGTTTAAAGAAGATGGTTGGATGGACGTATCAGCAGACGTTCCCAAGATAGTGAGGGCGATGCAAAAAAACCAGGTACGCATCAAGTACACGATTGCAATACCTGAAACGTATTTCCGTATGCGCCATTCAGATTGGGACACCATGGACAATGGCAAAAGACAGGCGATATTTGACGCTAAAGTGTCCGAACTCAATGAGTCGCTTACCGGAACGAGCAATGTCTATAAATCGGTATCGTATGTATTTAAGGAAAACGAGATCACAGGCGCGGCACTGGGTCTTATTCGTATAGAATCGGTGGACGACAAAATAAAGGAAGGGACTTGGGTACCTGATTCTTTTGCAGCAGATCAGCAAATCGTACAGGGCTTGGGCATGGATCCTAGTCAGATTGGCCTATCTCCGCAATCTGGGAAGATGGGCGCGGGTAGTGGTAGCGATAAACGGGAAAGTTTCAATATCCTAATTGACCTCAACACCCCGGAGCAGCGGCAAATCCTTGAACCGCTCAATTTTGTGGCTGATTTCAATAAGTGGGGGGTAACCTTCCTGGTCGATCATAATAGCCACACCACTACCAATAACCAAGAATCGGGCATTGTCCCTTCACCTAACTCCCCTAACACTACTAAGTAATGGCACAGTTATTTTCTACATTCGCCCAGTTTAAGGCGAATATTGGCGGCGCGATCAATACGAGCGTTGATCTTGAAAGTTTAGCACCTGTTATTGAGGATGCTGCGCGCTCGCATCTTGTACCATTTTTAGGACAATCCTTTTATGATGCACTGGTGGCTGGGATTGCAGGCACACCTACTGCGGCGCAAACGGCATTAGTGCCATTCGTAAGGAAGGCTTTGGCCAAACTTACAATGTTTGAGTATTTGAAGATTGCAAATGTGCAGTTTGGAGAAAGCGGCCTACATAGGATAGAGAACGAAAACAGGAAATCCGCATACAGGTACCAGGAACGCGAATACTCCGAGTACCACCAAACCAATGGGTATAACGATATAGAGACTATGTTAAAGTTTCTATCCGATAACCAAGCCCAATACCCTACATGGGTAAGCACAGAGGAGGCACAGATGCACCTCAATAGCCTATGCAACTATGCTGCACAGGTAAGGGTGACAGTACAGCGGCAATGTGATCGCTTTACATTCGAGACACTAAGGCCAGCCATTAACGCGGCTACTGAGTTCGGTATTAAAAGGGTAATACCTATTGCCTTGTACAATGACTTATTGAACAAATACAAAGCCAGCACACTAAGCACAACAGAAAAGAACTTAGTGCTGATGATACGTGCAGCAGTGTTCAACACTGCTATCAGTCATGCTATTACAGAGGGATGGATCAAGTACGACAAAGGGACGATAGTCGTCCATGAGTTGTTCGGGGAGCAATCCGCGATCAACAAGACATCACCACAGGTATCACTCAGCATGGTCGCATGGCAAAACGAAATCAATGCATTGAAGTACAACGAACTACTCAACACATACATAAGGAATAACAAATCATCATTCCTTATAGCCTTCGACACAGCATCTGGAGGCAGCAATGCCAGTGCCGATGCATGGCACATCGACACAGCAGCAGAGGCCACTGCTAAAGCAGATACACAAACAGAGAATAGAAAGAAGGGCATAGTGAGCATGTAACGCGCCCACCTGCATATATCCGCTTTTTTGCGGACAAACAGGGGGGTGACCGACAGGCGAAGGCGGGATGTTTTGGCGGGCAAAAAAGGCTGATTCTTTATTTGTAAGTATATTTTTTTTAGTATCAACTAATTGTAAATCAATAAAGTAGCATTAAATGGAACAAAAGACGGACATTGACAAGAGTATGCAAGCATGGGCTGTTTTGCAAAAAAACAGACTAACCGCTAAGGTGATTTCATTGCAATTAAAAGATAAAATTGCCCTCAAAAAAAGGGTTTACCATATTAATAGCACAAAGGACTATAAGCCTTTGGCACGTTCTATTGGCGTTAATGTCAAAAACTCATTCGGGTTTCCCGAACGGGTAAATTTTAAGTTTGCTAAGCAAGGTATATTCTTTGAAACGGGTGTAGGTAAAGGCCGCAAAAAGGGATCAGGGCAAGCAACACCACACCCGTGGCTAGTACCTGTACTGGATTTAGGCATTCAGGAACTAGCGGACATACTAGCCGATATGGCAGCCGACAATGCAGTCGGTGAAATAAAGTTCTTTATACCCGGGTTAGTTACTCGAAGGGTAAAAATAAGTATCAAAAATGGCGAATAATCCCAAAAGGCAGGTAAGCGTTTTTATAAACGATGCCGCAGTAGAAGGTTCTATAAAGAACATTCAAGGCGCGTTTAAAAAAGCCTCCAACGAACTAGCAAAAATGGTCGTTGGGAGTGATGAGTATATTGCAAAACTGGAAGAGGTCAAAAAGTTAAAGCAGCCACTCGACCAGCATAACGCCCAACTACGAAACATCGGCAAAGGAGTAGAGCAAGCCAGTGGATTCCTAGAAGAATTTGCAGGGATCGCCGCAGGTGCTTTTGCCGTAGATCAGGTTATTGCGATGGGTAGGCAAGTTTTTGATCTAGGTATCCGAATGGACCAGTTAGACAAAAAGGCGCAAATCGTTTTCGGAGAAACCCTACCCTTCGTTACAAAACAAGCCGAAGCCAACGCCCAAGCGATGGGTCTTACCAATGCCCAATACATAGCCGCCGCCGCCAACATACAGGACTTGCTAGTACCAATGGGCTTCCAGCGCGAGGAAGCCGCTGCTATTTCCACCGAACTGGTCAACCTCTCCGGGGCGTTATCGGAATGGAGTACAACAGGCATCACCGCCATAGAAGTAAACGAAATCCTTTCGGACGCACTACTGGGTGAACGCGACTCACTTAAGCAATTAGGTATCTCTATATCACAAGCGGACGTGGATGCCGCATTGCTCACAAAAGGGCTGGATAAGTTGACCGGGGCAAGCAGACAGCAAGCAGAAGCCGCCGTAACACTCGAACTCATTACCCAAAAATCAGCCGATGCACAGGCTGCATACGCCACTAATACCGAAAGCGCAGCAAGACAGCAAGCCGTAGCCACTGCCAAGTTCCAAGAAATAGCCGAGAAAGTAGCCACTACCCTGCTACCAGTATTCACCAAATTACTGTCTATTGTAAACGCAGTAGGATCTGCATTTTTATACATTGTAAATGCTGGACAGCAAGCCGAAAAAACCAACTCCTCGCTCGCCGATTCAGTCCGCAAACTACAATCTGAGTTTAACACCGAGATCGAGGTACTAAAAACAGGCAACTTCACACAAGATGAACGGAAGCAGATCATTACCGAAATCAATTCAAAATACGGGGAATACCTCCCCAATCTCCTTACCGAAAAATCCAGCATTGAACAAATTGGAATTGCCCAGGCAGCCGCTAATAAAGTATTTGCACAGAAAATAATCTACCTTTCCCTACAGGACGAAATCACCGAAGCAACAAAACGCGGAGCGCAAGCCGCCAAAGCCGCCTTTGCAGTAGAAAAAGAACGCGCCGAACTAGCCGCCAAAAGCAATTTTGAAGATAATTCACAGTACGAAGAGTACATAAAAGGGCAGGTAGAAGTATTAGGTGGCCTCCGTAAAGTGTCACTCGAAACCGTACAAAACGTACCGGAAGAAATCAACAAGATACGCGACACCTACGGCAAATTAGCGGGCGAACTAGGGACTACCCTTTCCGCCTTAGAACAAAAGTTCGCAGCAGCACGCGGCGTAGGTGGCGGCGGTACTGGAACTAGCACCGGACAAAAGGAAGTAGAGCAGGAAATCAACTGGCAGAAAGTATGGAACGACACCTACTCGCAGCGAGTAACCGCCGTACAAGGAGTAAACAGACTAATCGAGCAAGAGCAAGCAAAATCAGCAACCGTCCGCGGAGAAATATCTTTAGCCGAACTTAACACCTCCCTGCTACAATTTGAAGAGCATCAACGAGCAAAAAAACTCGTTATGCTTAACTATGAGGAGGAAAGCGACGCCGCAAAAGAAGTCATTCGGCAGTCGTTACTCACCGATCAGCAAAGAGAAATAGAAGCGATTGGGCTACACTACACCGCCTTAATCGAACTTGCAAAAAGGTACGGAATAGACACCTCCGAACTACTAGCAAAACAGACCGCCGAGCAAGCGAAAGTCGTTAACGACGCACAGAAGAAACAAGAGGAGGATATATATGCAATGCAGCAAAAGCGGCTTAGTGCATTACAGGCAAGTTTTACCGCCTTTGGTGATCTGGTAGTCGCCTCTATGGATTTGATCGGAAGTGAAACCACCAAATCCGCCAACCTACAAAAGATCGCAACCCTCGCCAAAATCGCATTTGATACCGCAGCCGCTATCTCGTCTCTTGTTGCATCTTCGAGTGCCAACCCTGCCAACTCCGTCACATTCGGAGCGGCGGGCGTAGCGCAGTATGTTTCAGGATTTGCACGCATTATCGCAAACATGGCACAGGCACGCAAAATACTTACATCTGCCCCTCCAGTACAACAAAAAATGGATGGTAGGTATTTGGTCACCGGGCAACAAGATAACCGGAAATACAACGCGACAGGCATCAATGCCCCATC